AGCGCACTAGGTCAGCTCTATGAAGAAAAAGATGGAGATGTCTCCTATGACGATGCAGACCACAGATCTAACTACCTTGCAGCAAATGGCTTTACTAACCTCGATGGCTCGTATGCAACACCTACCTCTATCAAGTCCACAACTCAGACTGCTCGCATCCGTAACAGCCTTATCTATCGCTACTCCACAGGCTACGGAAGCACCTACAGTACCTCTGACAGCGACTCTATAGCCGCTTACGGCCTCTTTGAGCGATCATTAGACTCTAACATCAAGAACCTTGCAGACATCACTGACATTGCCTCTAGAGAGTTAAACCTACGCAAGAACCCTAGAGGATCACTCGGAGCCATTACCTTTAGACTTGATAATCCAGACATTCCTACTGCCATGCTTGACAGCCTTATCGGGGTGTTCTTTGGTGAGCCTGTAGTTATCCAGAACCTACCGAGCAACTTATTCGGTGGTTCATTCGATGGCTTTGTCGAGAATGTAGCCTTACGCGCTACCCCTAGTTTTGTAGAGATAACCCTTTACATCTCAGCTACAGACTTCTCACTTAGCACTACTCAGTGGGAAACAGTATTGCCAGCCTCACTAGATTGGTATGGCGTAAATGCTACACTTACATGGACAAATGCGACAGGAGCTTTAACCTAATGGCAACAACAACAACGAACTTCGGTTTTGACATTCCACAATCAAGCGACCTTGTAAAGAATGGCGCGACTGCTATTGCAGAACTTGGTCAAGACATAGACACCAAATTCGCTGGTCTTACCATCAACGCACAGACTGGCACTACCTACACAGCAGTCAAGGCGGATGGTCTTAACCAGATTGTCACAATGGACAATGCAGCAGCTAACATTTTTAGCATTCCAACAGATGCAACTTATAACTTTCCTATTGGCACGACTCTAGTGGTCTATCAAAAGGGCGCAGGAATAACAACAATTCAAGCTGTAACTTCTGGAACGACCACAGTAACAAGTGCAGGTGCAGTAAGTGCCGCGCCAGTATTGGCACGATACAAGGCTGCTGTTGCGATTAAGTTAGCAGCTAACTCATGGATCGTTGTGGGTGCTGTCGCATAATGCTAAACTCTTTAATTGGAATTATTGCAAGCAGTGGTGCCGCAGCAGCACGCACGATTGAGTTTATTATTGTTGCAGGCGGCGGTGCTTCGGGTCGCGCAGGCGGCGGCGGAGGTGGATTTCAATACTCATCAGGCACTTTTGCTTTAGGTGCTACTACGACAATAACAGTTGGTGCTGGCGGTGCTGCTGGAGGCCCAAATACGCAAGGTGGAAATGGTAGTAACTCAGTAGCGAACTCAATTACATCAACAGGCGGCGGTGGCGGCGGCGCGGGATTAGTTTCAGTTCAAGATGGTAAAAATGGTGGTTCGGGTGGCGGCGAAGGTTATGGTCGTGGCACAGGTGTTGCTGGTACTGGTATTTCAGGACAAGGTAACAATGGTGGACTTGGTTATTCTGATTTAGCGACATACACAGGCGGCGGTGGCGGCGGCGGTGCGTCTGCTGCAGGTGGAAACGCGCTTTCGACACCAGCGGGCGGAACTTCAGGCACGGGTGGTAATGGTACAAATGCTTATTCAACTTGGGCAACAGCAACTTCAACAGGTGCTTCAGGTTATTATGCAGGCGGCGGTGCAGGTGGCACGGATGGTTCAACTTTGGGAGCCACTGGATTAGGCGGAGCTGGCGCAGGTGGACTAAATGCAACTGGAAATGGCGGAGCCACGAATACAGGCGGTGGCGCAGGCGGCGGTGGAAATGGTCAAGGAAACAATGGTGGTTCAGGAATTGTAATTCTTCGTTATCCAGATACTTTTCCAACTTTGACTTTGATCGGTGGCGGTCTTACATCTGCTACTACAACTTCAGGCGGTTATCGTTATTATACTTTCACTGCTGGAACAGGAACGGTGACTGTTTAATGGCACATTATGCGTTCTTAGATGAGACAAACATTGTCACAGAGGTAATTGTTGGCATTGATGAAACTGAACTAATTGAAGGATTAGATCCTGAGATTTGGTACGGCAATTTTAGAAACCAAGTTTGCAAGCGCACATCTTACAATGGCAAAATTCGCTATAACTATGCTGGTATTGGATACACATACGATCCAATCGATGATGCTTTTATTCCACCAATGTTACGATGTGGTCATGATGAATTGCTACTTAATAACTTAAAGCAATGGGAGTGTTCTAATGTCGAACATAAAGCCGAGACTATCTAAGGCTGCTGTTCAATTTCGAGAGCAGTTAGATGATTCGTTCCCAAGCCGCGGTAGGCGTAGCGATGGATGGATCGCAGATGCAAGGCACATGCGTGCTGGCAAGTCTGATCACATACCAGATGCTCAGGGCTGGGTTCGTGCCTTTGACGCATCGCGTGACCTTTTCGAGGGATCAGAACCAGACATTATGGGTGATCTTTGTGACCAGTTACGAATCGCTTGCAAGTCTAAGCAAGAAAAGCGAATTGCCTACATCATTTTTGAGGGTCGAATTTGTTCCAGAATCCTTAATTGGAAATGGCGTCCGTACAGCGGCGCAAACAAACACACCAAGCATGCTCATTTCAGCTTTAAGAAAGAAGCTGACAATGATGGTGCTTTTTTTCAAATATCTATGTTAGGTGGAGAATAATGAACATGAAGCATCCAGTAGTTATCGCAGTCGGAGCCTTCCTTGCAGTATGGGGAACGACATCAAACTTCTCTCTAGACTATCGCCACATTTTAGGCGCAATAGTTGCTGGAGTGTTCGGGTATGCGAGTCCTAAAAAGTGAGCCAGCAAGATTTCTTCAGCCTTTACATCAGCACCTTACTAGTCATTGGTGGTCTTGCAGGCTATGTCATTACTCATCTGCTCTCAGAGATTAAGCGACTCAATCAGCGTGTCGATGAGATCTATAACATACTTCTAGAGCGATAATTTTGTCATGGCAAGAAAAGCAACTAAGAATCTAGTTGAGCAAGACTACTCAGCTCTTGATGCTTACTGTATTGGGATGTATGAGTTTGCTCAATCCCTAAAGCGTGCAGGCTTTGATGAAGAAACTGTCTTAGGAATCATCGTAGAGCGATCCGCTTACCCTGCTTGGATCTTGCCTGATCCAATCGAGCCAGAGCGTTTTGGCGATTACGAAGATGAGGATGACGATTAAGCGAATAGTCGTAGTCTCGGACTTACAAGTCCCTTACCATGACAGGGTTGCAACTAAGAACCTTGCTAGTTTCATCACAAAGTTTAAGCCAGATCAAGTCGTCACAATAGGCGATGAGATTGACCTTCCACAGATAAGCAAGTGGGAAGAAGGTCGCATGGGCAGTTATGCCCAGACCCTAGATGATGATCGCAATGAGGCTGTGCAGCTTCTCTGGGATTTAGGTGTTACAGATTGCATCCGCAGTAATCACACAGATCGCCTGTATAACATTATTATGGCAAAAGTGCCTGCCTTTGGTGCATTGCCAGAGCTACGCTTTGAGAAGTTTATGAAGTTCGATGAACTAGGCATTACCTTTCACAAGAACCCTATGGCTATTGCTCCTAATTGGATTGCAGTTCATGGAGACCACACACCTATCAAGCCACAAGGGGGTTTATCAGCCCTAGAGGCAGCCCGTAGGCATGGTAAGAATGTCATCTCAGGACATACACACAGAGCAGGTAGATCGGCCTTCTCAGAGGCCTCTGGGGGCCGTATAGGGCGTGTCCTGCATGGTGTCGAGGTAGGCAACCTCATGGACTTTAAGCAAGCTGCTTACACAAAGGGCGTAGCAAACTGGCAGCAAGCCTTTGCCATCATGTATGTGCATGGATCTAAGGTGCAGGTTGATCTCATTAACATTGAGAAGGATGGCACATTCATTGTGTCTGGGAAGTCTTACGGCAGACCTAGATAAACTCCTGGAGTCTGTTACCAAATCGTTATACAAATCAACACATTTTTGTCGTGTCGTTGTGTCACACTAATCTTGTAAGCGATCAAGGGCATCGCTACAGATAGGAAATAAAATGAAAGCAACTAAGGAAGCAGAGCTTGTTTTCTGCAACACATGCGACAAAGCAACTTATTGGTCAGCTGTTACTTACCATCACGCAAACCCTTGCACTGCAATTCTAAATGGTTGGGATTGCATGCATTTTGAGGCAGAAGAACTATTTTGCCGTTGTGAGGTCAAAGCATGAGTTTCGAGATGCCAATTATAGTTCTATTGTTAGCAGCTAATGTGCTGTGGTATGTAGTCGGGTGGTCACAAGGCTTCAATGAGGGCAAGCGCGAAGGCGTTGTAGTAGGCAAGAATTATCAGCGAATGACACAAGATGCGCGCTAATGAAATCCTACTCTCAGCCACCGACACGATCCGTGACCGTGGGCTTCAATACGG